AACATCCTGACAATGAGAATAGAACTATATTTAGGATGACATTGGATACCTCAAAATATACGGAAGGTCATTTTGAGAAACATCTATCTCTTATGGGTTATACGAAGGATGATCCTGAACGTAATTTCAAACATTTCCCGCTACGTATTATAGGGGAAGCTTATAAGTAGATAGTATGAGAAGCCCCGTAAGAAGTAAGATAGATGATCGTATCCATGCCCTTATTGTCATGGAAGTCGGATGCCGTGAGTTACCTGAATATTCATTGGGTGATATACTTTACTCCGCTTTAAGGAGAGTTGCTAAGGCTAATGGTGGTAACGTACGCTTCTTGCGGGATGTTAGTACCAGGGATTTATTGAGGTCTATAGACCAAAGCATCAGTGATGAGATTGAATTAAATAATAATGATTATAACGTGTGATTATAATGGAAGAGGATAAGGATATTAAGAAAGATATTAGGGATTATCTTAAAGAAGAAGCAGATACTCATATAAGACATTGGCTGGCTATAAAACGTGAGAGCAAGCGTCTTTATAGTGAGATTGAGGATAGAACCAAGAAGATAGCCCTTAAATCATCCTCGTTGATAAAGGAGGATGATTTTGTCGCTCTTCATGAGATGACTCATAAGATACAGATGTTGAATATAGAGGCTGTAAAAGTCAATTCTAGGTTGATGTTCATAATCCAGTTGGCTACCAGCTTCGGTATGGATCTGGATTTAGATACGACATATGCGTCCACCGCCAAGAGCATTATAGAAGACAGAACGTCTGGATTCGTGTTTTATGATGACAAGGAACGTCTTAGATATGCTGACAAGGAGCTTGAGGATATGTTCCATGACATGAGCGTGACGGAAGTAAGTAAGATAGGGGTTGTTCAATCTTATGAGCTTCTTATGAAACAGTATAATGAGTTCAAAGACATGAAAGCTAATGCCACAGGGAAGACGAAAGCCGACGAGTAAGGATGTCGATCGGGTCAATGATAATCTTGAAGTCATAGCTAAGGCTATAAATGACGCTAAGGGTTATATTGATAAGCATCCTTGGGATAAGGAGAAACCGGAGGATATGGCTAAGGCTTTTGATTTTATATCTAAGTTAATAGATAAGATCAATACATGGAATGAGTCGTATATGGAAAAAAGCGGGATCATGGATGTATATAGGTCTATAAATGATGTCCAGAAGAAGGAACGTAAGGGTCAAGTATCTGGAGGTATAGAGTCCGTATTAAAAAGTATGAAGTGATGGGGTTAAGCACGAGTCCAGAATTTTATGTAAACATGAAAAAACCTCCTGTATGGAACGATCTATTCGGCTGGGAGGATCAGGATGACGATGTTAAGCAGTTCTTTAAAGAAGAGGCTTATAAGGTCAAGTACGGGGTGACTATCAATGGCACGTTCATCCCTCCATGGCTTTATTGGCATGTTAATTTCTTTCCCGTATTTCAGGATCTTCCAAACGGGGAACGTGTGCCGGCGATCAGTCGTTTGCGTGACAACGAATGGTTTTTCGCCGAGATGTACCAACGTGCCCGTATGGAGAAGAAGGGGTTGGGGATGTTTGGTACTCGTCGTTTTGGCAAGGCTCTTCTGGACTCGGAGCTTATATACACTCCTTATGGTTCCAAGAAAATAGGATTCGCCGATATAGGAGATATCATATACGGTGATGACGGGAATCTTACTACCATAGTGGGCGTATATCCTCAGGGATTCGTTGATACGTACAAAGTGACCTTTGAGGACGGTCGCAGCGTGGTGTGTTGCGGGCAGCACCAGTGGAAGGTCAAGTATCATGGTGATTATAAAGTCATGAGTACTATGGGTATTATCCACTCTGACTTCTCTAAAATGACTATAGATATGGGGGATGCGGTTGATTTTCCTGAGCGGCGTTGGCTGATATCACCCCAGCTCATGGGGTCTCTGGTCGCCTCCTTCCTTTGTGGCGCTACCGACAGGATCTTTGAGCTAAGCAAGAAGGAGATGGATGATGTCATTTATTCATCCAAAAAACAGAAAGAGTTATTTATAAGCTCGTTCATGAAGATCGCTTGCGGTATAAGCACCGGCGATGATTGTTTTAAGGTTGTTTACAAAAGTGAGTATATTATATCCTTCGTAAGAAGAATATTCTGGTCTATGGGATATTATTGTGTCATGGATGGTGATGATATGTATATATCCAAGACCCATAACAGACTTAGGATATCCGATATAGATTATTACGGGAAGTATAAGGCTACTTGTATTGAGGTAGATAATAAATCTCATCAGTTTTTTACTACCAATTTTGTCGTATCCCATAATACGACCATCATGTCATCACTTCTCCAGATGAACGCTACCATGACGATCGGGCTTAGCCATTCCGTGGTAGGTTTCAGCGATAGTGATTTATCTAATATAGGTGAGTATTGTGAGTATGGTCTTGATCATGTGCATCCTTTTTTCAGGATCAACAGGACCAAGACCGACTGGAGTTCGGGCGTTACATTAGGCAAGAGGATGTCCAATGGCGTACGTGATATCCATGCCATTATCTCTATAGCCAACATCAACATGGGTAGGAAGACCTCCACTCAGAAGACGGCTGGTTTGACACCGGCTACGGCTATTTTCGACGAGGTTGGTAAGGGACCTATCAAGAAGCCGTACACTGCCGCTATGCCTTCCTACGACACTCCTTACGGCTGGCGTCTTAGCCCTATCTTGGCTGGTACTGGTGGTGAGGTAGAATTATCCAAGGACGCTCAAGAAATGTTTTCTGATCCTGAGACCTACAATCTTCTGGTTATGGACTGGGATATTTTAAATCGTAGAGCCATGAAAGGGAAAACATGGAAAGAACGGAAATGGGCGATGTTCGTTCCCGGTCAGATGGCTAACTCCGGTGTTAAGAGAACTATAGGATTGGGCGATTATCTTGGTAAGCCTGATGACAAGAAGCTTAATAAGATCAAGATCGACGCTACTGATTTCGAGGCTAGTACCAATAAACTTAATGAGGAACGGAAGAAACTATCTACAAAAGATAGGGTTGCGTACACTTCTCATACTATGTTCTATCCATTTACGATCGATGACTGTTTTTTAAGCTCATCCCAGAACCTATTTCCGGTCGAGTACGCTATCAAGCATAAGAATGATCTCCTTGAGTCGGGGCAATATAGCGGTATGCTGTGTGATGTCTTTCTTGAGTCAGGTAATAAACTGGGGACTACTAAATCGAATAAGCAACTGGATTCCCGTTTAGTGGCGGTGTTATTGACGCTCCTGTCCAGATATTCGAGATGCCTCAATCAAATAGGTTTGATGATTTTATTTATGTGGCGGGCCAAGATCCGTATAAGCAGGCCAAGTCTGATACTCCTTCATTGGGATCCTTTTATATATTCAAAAGGCGTGTTGGTATCCGAGATCCTTATGCCTATAGAATAGTTGCCTCTTACGTATCCCGCCCATCATCTATAGACCAATTCTGCCGTACGTGCGAGGTGCTTCAGAAGGGATATGGTGCTATATGCCTTATGGAGAACGCTGACCAGATGTATGAGCAGTATCTTAATCGGAAGAGCGGTATGCCGGCATCTTTCTTCTTATTCGCTGGTGAGGTTATAGCCAATAAGTATGTGAAGGCCGGCTCCCGGCAGAATAGCAAGCTGGGGCTATATCCTACCCCCGGCAACCAGAACCTGCTCTTCTCCTGTGTGGTGGATTATTGCTGGCAGGATTTCGTTATTGGTTATGATGATAGTACCGGTCTTGATATAACGGTTAAAGGTATTGAGTTGATTGATGATATAGCTCTTTTGGATGAGATAATACAGTATAAGCACGGATTGAACGTCGATAGGATAATAGCCTTCGGGCATGCGTTGGTTCTCGCTAGGTATTTTGATGATAATAACTACATGCCTAAATCGAAGATAGATGAGATGAATAACGCCCGTAAGGAAGATGCTTATAAACACCATGAGATATATGCCTCTGCATTTGGATCGGTATCTATAGGAGCTTTTAGGTAAATGAATGTCAATTAAACGCCTATCTTTGTTGTAAATAAAATTGAATAATCATGGAAGTGTTTAATAGAGATCATTCGTTTCCAGCAAAAGGAGCGTTATTAGGATTACCTCCTCAGGCTATTTCCACG